TGCAGTCGTAGCGTTTGCTCAAATAACACCGCATTTCGGCAATGGCCCTGTCCTCGCAAACCTCAATGACCGTTTCGTCTTCGCGTACCAGTGCGTCAAGGATGTCGCGATGGATGCTTGCATCGTAATCGGTGAGTTCTACAAATTTGCTCATAATCGGTCTGCTAAGATTATTAAAAATTGAAAGTCGGTAGTATTTCGACTTGTTTTAATCGATTCTCAGATATAGTGATATACTTTTCTTGTATTTCAAAGCCGATAAAATTCCGGTTAAGTTTTTTTGCAGCTACTGCGGTTGTGCCTGAACCCATGAAACAGTCAAGTACTAAATCACCTTCTTTAGTAGAATCCGTAATAAGCTTTTCTATGACTTCCACAGGTTTTTGTGTCGGGTGGAGCATTTCTCCATTCGTTTTTTTCGCTCCTTCAGAAAAACCGGGAATCCGAAAAATATTACTCCCCTTCATGTATGGAGTGTCTTTCTCGGCAAATAATATCAATTCGTGAGTAAAGGCATAGCTACTACCTGGACCGCTTATCTTGTCCCATACAAGCATATTTCGCACACTAATATGTTTTAACAATAAAGGATAATAAAAGGCATAAGTACGCCAGTCACAAAATATATATACCTTCCCATTTTCCTTTATTACTCTTGAAAATTCACTGAAAAGTGAATCGAAAAAAGGTTTCATTATAATCAAGTCATTATAATTCCCCTTTTTCCCATTGTGTGTCATTCCAATAAAGTAAGGAGGGTCGGTTATTATAGTATCTATACTTGCTGATGCAATTTTTTGTATGCCTTCCAAACAATCCTCGTTGTAAATTTTATTAATCTCCATATTCGTCTTCTTTTTAATTTAAAGTTGTCATAATCTTTTCTTGTTCCGCTTTCTTACATCCTTCCGTGAACGGAATACGGGCGGTTCAATGCGCCTGATCAGCTCATCGATGATGCGGTTTGCCCCTTCGACCCCATCCGGTCCGTCGGCAGGATAGCGCATGGTCAGTGTGAACAGCTTGAACTGGTCCTCCAGTTCCTTCATGTGCGGATTGTCCCGTTCAGCCTCGTTGAGGATGAGGTTCCCTTCGCGGTTGAGCGGTTCGAGGTTGGCTTCGATACGCGTAGCCTTGTCCGTCTTCTTCTCCTCGTCGCCCCGGATGAACAGCGCAATCTTCTGTTCGCGGCGTACTTTTGCCA